CAAATAAATCTGGAGTGATTACAAAAGCATCTCTAGCTCTTTGAAATCTGTTTGGTGTTACTTGTAAAGCACCGAAATCAGATTCGTACACATCAACCGCAGCAACTAATCTTTTGTTTTCAGCTGGGTCAAATCTTGTAGATCCACCTGTAAAACCAGAAAGTTTCTGCTTGTTGAAAGAACCAACCATGACCATTGAAGGGTCTCCACCGTTATCCCATACTGATTTGATAACAGTTTTTAGTTGATCCTCTGTGAAAGCTCTTTGAGTTCCATCACTTCTAGCGTTTGTTCCAGATGTTCCTGGAGCAGAGCCGCCGGCACCAGCGCTTTGGTTAGTTTTTAACCAAGAACCTAGTCCTGATAGTTCTCTAGCTGTTGAGTCATCCCCAGCAACTTGAGCATTGTTGTCGCAAAGCGATGTTTCCATATCTCTTTTAAGCTCTTTTGATGCTTTAGAGATTTGGTATGCAAGCTCAGAATTTCTTCCAGCTTTGTTAACCGCTTCTAACGTTCCGGAAATGATAACAGATTTAGTTGCAATCTGAGTAACGTTTCCTCTTCTTGTTGTGCTAGACGGAGCAGAGAATGATACTTCATCTCCTTCAATCTGAGCATTAGATGCACTAGCAGCTGCTAATGAGTCTAGTTGCCATTCATGGTTAACAGCAGTCGCTTTTGATTTTGCGATGCTTGACATGAAAGGCGTATCAGTTGGAGATATATTATAGATAATATCTGTAAGATCTTCTCTAAGTCCAACTGCATCGTACTTACTATATGTGCCTGATACTTGAGCCATATTATTTTCCTTTTATTTTTTGTTGGTTATAATGTCATAGAAGATGCTTGCGGCATCGTTGACATTGCCTGATTTTTTGAGACGACCCAACTTTTCCTTACGCTTTTGGAAGTTAATATCACCACTATCTTTTTTCACACCTGAAGATAAAAACTTACCTGGTTTAGATGCTTGCGCAGCTGACATAGGTTTTACATTTTTCATATTACGGTACTTTAAAGCATCGTTAACTAACATAACAATTCTATGGTCATAGATTTGTCCAATCTCAGCATCTTTAAATCCATAAGAATTTAAAAAATTTCTAAGATTATTTTTAGTTGTACTAGCTTTTTGAGCATCATTAAACTCTGGCATTTTTTCTGCCAAGATTTTTTGTTGCTCTTGTACATATGAACTAAGTTGTCTTTGTTGTTCCTGTTGTAACTTCTGAGCAGCTTCTATCATCTTCTCTTTTTTAAGGCGAAGTTGACGTTCTACTCTAGTTGCTTCAACTGGATCTTCTTCATACAATTTATTCAGATCAACATTACTTGCTTCTGAATTTAATTGTTGTTGTGTAAAAGCTAAGATTTGATTTAATTCCGATAAACGTTTGGAATAGTCTTGCCTTTGTTGATCCGCTTCAGACATAAATTGCTTTTTTTCAAAAGATAATTCTTCTGTCTTTCTACGGTAGTCAGCATCTCTGGAATAACCTCTTTTTAATTCATCTAAGGTAACCTTTAATTCTTGACCAGCTACTTTTACAGTAAAGGTGGAATCAGGTTCTTTCTGAATATCATCTGTTTGTTCCTCAGATACTTCAGTTTCAGAAACTTCACTAGTCTCTTGTTCGGTTTCTGTTTGCGTTTCTTCTTGAACCTCAGGTTGATCTGTTTCAGATTCCTGTTTTATTGGTTCTTCAGTAACGTCTTGTTTTTCTTGAACTTGAGCATTTTGCTCAGGTTTATTTTCAGCTTCTGGTTTTGTAACCTCAGCTTTTTTTTCACTTACTTTTCCAGTTTGCGGATTAAGCAATCCTGAAATTGATTTTGCAGCTATCTGCACATCAGACGAAGCTCCCTTTACAGGGTTAGCCATGAACTCTGACATATTTTCTCCTTTTGGTTGAAGTTCCGCAATAATGCGGTTGACCTATTCTAATTTTTATTATTAGAATTTTTGACCCTCAATGGATTTTCTGAAATCTTCTAATTGTCTCTTAGCAAGTTTTCCAGTTTCCATTATCTCAATAAAGTGTTGTTCCACTTTGTTAACAATTTGATATGCTAGCCATAATTTTTCTCTAGCATCTTGTTCGTTAACGCCTGTATTTAACAGACTTTGAGAGTACAATTTCTTTAAATTCTCAATCGCTTCTACAAAAATTGGATTTGATAAACCCAGTCTTGCTTTTTCTGATCTACTAACTTCCGATTGGAGTTTCGTTTGATCCGTTTGTTGCATTTAATTCCTGTATCTGTTGTCCAAATTCTTGCGTAGCTTTTTGTGCTGCCATTAAATTTTTAGAAGCATTGTTTAATCTTGTCTTAGTTAAGTCAGCTTCTGCTTTTAATTTAGCAGCATCAATTTGTGTATTATACTTTAACTCTAATTCTTTCATTTTTGTCTGAAAGTCAAGTTGCATTTTAGAGTTATTCATTTGTAACTCTTGAAACTGTAATTCTAAATCAGCTTGTTTTCGTTTGTTTTCACTATCTATTCTAGTAAATTCAATCTTTTCAATAGGCGTTAAAGATGGTGGTTGAGGTGGTTGAACATACTGCATACCCACATCTGGGTTAACAAAATAATTCTCTGTATTTTTAAGACCAGCATTTTCAATCATCTTAGATAACGTATTATAAATATTTTTTAACGTTACCATTGGATATTCTTTTCCGCCTTGTAAATTAAATGCTTGTAATTGTTTTTCAAGAATACTGTTTAATATTACTAATTGTTGTTCTTTAGAACCAGAACCTAATCCAACTACAATATTAATATTATATTTGTCTTTCCATTCAGTTGGTCTCACCGGTACAAAAACATTATTTAACTGTACCATTCTTTCAACTTCTTGGTATTTAACTGTTAATTCAAAAATCTTTTCAAATAATTCTTTAACGCCAGTCTCAGCAAATATTCTAGCAATTAACTCCATACGCATTTGCGTTTGCGTCATTAGAGTATTAATTCCTGTTGCAGTTTTATTTAAACTATCTGCATCTAATCCTTGTGCGTATCTTGTAACACCAGTTCTAGTTTCTCTAACTGTGTCTAAGTATTCAAGTAATGGAAATGCTTGTTGAGAAATTGTTTGGTTTTGCATTGGCAACATAACTTGAGAGGGTGGTTGTTTCGTTCTTACAACTCCGCCTGGTCTTGCCGTTAGTAAATCATCAAGATTTACCATTCCATCCATAATCGCAATACGATTATTATTTGTTAGGTACATATTGTCTAACAACTGTCTTAAAACTGTAGATTTAATTAATTGAATATCTTGTACTAATTCAGAAACCGATCTGCCATAAAATCTATGTGGCATTGGGATTGGAGTTAATGAACAGAAAGGAATAGAATCTACTTCAACATTTTCTAAAATATCATTTGCACTATCGCCAACAACAGTAATCTTTCTTAATTCTGCAAGACCATCTCCATCGTAATCTAATCTTACATAACATTCAAAAACGTCAATGGCATCTGTTGAAGCATCTGGTGATGAAGCAAAAGGATATTCGTCTATATCAGAATATCTAGTTAGCTTTTCAGAGTTAAAAATAATTTCTTGTGAATGAGGGAGTGATGCTATCATTTCAGCATCATAACCCATTTGTATTAATTCTGTTCTAGTCTTAGTTGTTCTATGCGCTACAAAATTTGAATCTTCTATTGTCTTAGCATTTCTTTGTATTAAAAATTCTTCTGGTGGTACGTTTTCAATTTTAACTCTACCTTCATTTGAATATCTTTTAATTTTAATATGATGAAGTTTTGGTCTTGGTAAATTTAAAACTTGACCCTGTTGACTTGCAACTTGTTCTAATATTTTTATTTGTTCGTCTTGTGATTCATCTTCTTCTTCTTCATGTTCTAAAACTTCAACATCATCTTGATTGATAATAGACTGGTAAGAATCTTCGTTTAAATTTTCATAAGTTTCATGTTCAGCTTTTTTAATATCTTCCCAATAAACTTTAACGATACCGTTCTTTTCTAAAAGAGCATCTTTGAACCAATTGTATAAAATTGTAAATCCTGGATTATCTTTATTAAAAATATAATTAATATAATTTGTTGCTTGTTCAGCAAGCTGCACATCTTCAGCTTTTACTGGTTCACAAATAACTGTTCTGTCAGATGCTGTAAAAATTCGTAGAAGATTTGGTAATATTGTTTCAATGGTATCTGCAACATCAGTTGATACTACTTGTGAACGACCATCTATTTCTGTTCCAAGTTTTTCACCTAAATAATATTCAAGAGATTTTTTTCTTTGTTCAGATAACTGACCACCAAGATAACCTAATGCTCCGTTTATTTCTGAATTTAAAATTGCTCTTATTTCTTCATTTGATAATTTTGCCATATTAAATAATGTAATTCGTATTTACTTCTATCTTTTTTTTCCAATTTGTCATCTCAATTCCATAACCCACAATACCTGTTCTTAAAGCATCAGCTGCATGGCTTGCGAAATTATGTATGGGTCTGTTCCTAAAACATTGGTTCGTATCATCCCATTTCTTTTGGTATGATTTTAAACACTCTATACCATAATGGCATTTATTTTTGTCAAACCAACAGTTAGGTAAAGACTTTCTTACTGCTTCAATCCCATCTTCTAAAGATAGTTTTGGCGCAACCTCAAATGCTATACCTAATTCTAAGGCAGTTTCCAACCTTGATTTACCATAAGCTCCTAATTCTCTAACCTTAATATCATGTGGAGCAATATGTCTTGAATACTTGTAGTTTTTGCTTTCAATAATATTAGCGTAATGGTCTAATCCTTCACCGGCATTTTCGTAAAAATCTATTAATCTTATTTCGCCTTTATGTCTCTGTGCAAACCAAATAACAGTAGAATCATTCATTCCTAAATCCCACCATGTTTCAACTGGTAGTGCTTTGTCGTATAAATTATCAACTACTCTATTTGTCTTTTCTAAGTTCTCAATAATAGCTCCATAGTAAGAACCTGTTATTGCAGCTTGAAAAGAACATTCAAATTCTTGTTCAAACAAATCATCAGACATGATTGACTTTGCAGCTTTTAATTCATCATCATCTAGTATCTTTGTTTCAGATGCTTTGTGTAATGATGAATACCAACCTTCTGTCTTTTGGGCGTATTGGTATAATTCAAAAAAATAATTTTTACCTTTTGGCGTTCCAATAAAAACGCACCATCCTTTTCTATCTGCCAAAGATGGTCTTATGATTTCAGGAAATAGGTTTGGGGCAATACTTTGTGTTTCATCTAAAATACAACCGTCTAAAAATATACCTCTTAGAGCTTGGTCATTTTCAGCGCCAAGAATTGTAATCCTTGCACCGTTTGGAAAGTCAGCTCTTAATTCTGATTCATTAAACTTAACTCCTGGAATTTTACCACCAAAAGTTTTTATGTAATCCCAAGCTGTTGCCTTACCTTGTTTAAAAGTTGGAGAGATAAATGCGTACCTAGAATTTGGCTTCTTGGTGTACATCGCATCTCTAATCATGTGATTAATACACATCACAGTCTTACCAGCTCTTCGGTGCAAGACCAATACGGAGAATCGGTGCTTAGAGATTTTATCATGCAAAAATTTTTGCAATTCTCTTGGCTTATATGGAATCTCAAATACTGGCATTTTTAAATAAAACCCCCCTATCTCTAGTGGACAGTCATGGGTTTAGCAACTGGTATCTTATCTAGTTCTAATTCTTCTGTAATGTGTTGGCTAAAGCACCAAGCATCTTCGTAATCTGCAAATCCATTAAACATAACTACGACTGAGTTCGTTACCTCATCAACCATGACTAATGCTTTGTATTTAGGGTTTTTCATTTGGGTTTTTGTAGTTTGTATGTGTGTACCTTCCAACGTTATATTGACGGCGCCAGTTTTTGGTTTGGTGGTAGGGTCTTAATAAAACCCCCCCTATTTGCTTTATAAAACGATAAAACGCTAGCTTACCTAGCGCAATACAACCTATGCTGCATTTCCGATAATTAATTGTTATCGGAACTATTGTTAAATGAGCAAGCAATAGCAATAATAATAATGTTTATGTTTAATATCTTATAAGTTTTATGTGCAACGTTGTGTGTGAACTTTGCAATTCTCAATCAACTAATTCAATAAAATCAACAGCTTTAATTAAAAAACAACTAATAATTAATCCTGCCATTTAATGATTATAGGGTCTTTATTGTTACCAGATAAGCTCAAATTGTCTTTTTTTGCATATACTTTGGATGCTATTCTCTCACTTTTCCACTTTGCCAAATCTAAATATGCTTTGATTAAATGTGTCTGGGCTAAGTCCGGTCTCAAGTTCTTGTCTGTTTCGTTCTGCGATTTATTAATACTTTTATTTATATACTCTTCAGCATTAGCCAGGAGATACTCACATCCGTCCTGTTTAGCTTGCGTATATTTTTCTCTTCGTTCTGGGTATTTGTTTATCCATTGTCTAAAACATTCCCAAGTTGGACGCTCTGGTCTCTCCTTAGTATTTAAAACCTCTCTTATAGATTGACCTTCCGCTAGCTCCTGGCATATTTGGTCAAATAATATTTCTGTATATTTTGTTTTATTAGCCATGTTTATGTTCCTATTATGTTCTGGTTGTTAAGTATATTAAATAATTGTTTGTATGTGTTGACTTAGTGTGTACGTTATGATTTACTCCGAATCATTAACAAATAACTACGGAGCTAAAACAATGATGACAAGAAAACACTATAATCAAGTATCAAGCATAATTGAAAAAAATTTAGGCGACTTAGAAATTGGAGCAGCTAAAGGTTTGCTTATTTCTAATCTTGCCGATTTCTTTCAACAAGACAATCCAAACTTTAATAGAGGTAAGTTTGTTCATGCTTGTTATTGGTCTAAAGAAAAATATGAAGAATATCTAAAAAATAAAAAAGAAGTTGCTTAACAACTAACCGGAGATAAAAACAAATGACTAAAAAAAATAAAAAAACAAAAACTTTTTTATCATTACCTGTTGATGATAACATAATAGCTATTCCAAGAATAGAACTTGGTTCTATTTCTTACGGAGATAGTTCACCGGCTCAAAACAATAAACTCTCAACACTTGAAAAAATTGGTTTTAAAAAAATACCAAGTGAAGATGGTTTTGTAATGTTTGAGTTAAATCCTGCAACACTTAACAAAGGTAATAAATAAATGATTGAAGCTGTAAAATGTAATGATTGTCAATTTATTGGCGAAGAGGATAACTTAAAAATATTAAAAGACAATACAGAATATTTTAAAGGGTGTCCAAATTGTAAAACAGACTCATACTTAATGGATGTTGAAACAATAAAGGAGCTAAACTAATGACTAAAACAAATCTAAAATTTATGTCAGACTTTGATATAGAGATTGCAAATAAATCAATCTCTAAAAATGAAGCTGCCATATTATACAACGCTATATCGTTAGCTGGCTTGCATGACTTAAATAAAATCAATACCGCTCTGTTATTTAACAAATTAAATAACGGCGCTAGTCCAACCGGCGCTGATTATGTTCACTATACAATTCAAGATATAAACCACTTGCAAGATAAACTTGTAAGAATAATGGAGTCTGAATAATGAATAAAGAACTTAGAGACTGCTTGCTAGCAATTGGTGTGATAGCTGCAATCTATTCAAGTATGTATTTATTTTATTATGCAAGTAAATATCTTGGTTATATTTACTAGCGTATTAAAATGGATAATAACACTCCAACAATAGCTGTAATAATTTATTTAATTAATATTTTAATATTATTAATTTATTATTTAACTATCTAATCTCATCAAGTGGAGTATCGGATAACAATGTATATGGAGAGCAACACTCCACTTGAAATCTTAATTTAATCTATATGTTTAGGGGATAAAAAGAGAGATTTAAGATTAAGATTATATTGGATATAAAAATATCAATACTATCAGATTTAGGTACTTATTTTGTTCTTTTTGTCAATCAATAAAAAATAAATATTAGTTGCCAGGTGATACCAAACTTTGATAACCTACTCTGTTCACTAAATTACAAGCATCAAATAGAGCTAGTCTATACCTATATTTTAATTGGTTATAAGTTAAATCTAAATACATTCTATTTAGTTTATTAATGCTTAATCGCTCCGGAAAGTTCCTTAATGATAATAACTCCCTATTCTCCTTATCTAATTTTAGTAAAGTAAAGATTACTAATTCATAGATTGACAGCTGCTTAGGTGTTGCTTTAAGGTTCTTATTTTTCTTATCATAATAACCCCAATCCTTACTATCATAATGGACTGTGCCTATTATCTTAAACATAGAAGGTGATCTATTATTTTTAACGCCAGGTATTATCTTCTCTACGAATGAAGCTGTGCTTAGGTAGTTATCAAATTCATCTATTGTTATAGGAGTGTTAATCATTTTTTGGCGCAACGTTTCCCTTGTGTCATGGCTAAATAGTACCTACCATATCTTGATATAAATACAATTGGTCTTGCAGTTATCCCCCCCTTTAATAAACAAACAATAATCTCTGGAGTGCTAGCTATGCTTTAGTCTGATTGCCTTATGCTTATATAAGCATATAAGCATATATAAGCATATATACTTATATATACTAATGAGATTATATATAGGTATATATATATAGGTATATATATAGTCCAAATTTTGGACTACCCCTGTTCAAATTTTGAACATACCCCCCCCTAAAGAATACTGATTATATTATCTGTTTTAGATGTGTGCTTCTTAGTAGATTTCTTTTTAATACCTACCTTTATAAACTTACGGAACTGATTATTACGCTTAATAGACTCCTGGCGTTTTGATTTATCCAATGTGTAAGTTGATGTCTGTTCTAAATGGGTCTTAAATCTTGCAACGTACCCCAAATTTTGCAAGCGATCCAAATACTTGATGATTGTACCCCTAGACTTAATCCCTGTACGTTCTTGTAGGTATTTAAGCGATACCCTAATACCTCTTGGAGCATGCTCAAATGATTTTAAGATAACATAGATAATCTTCTCATGGGAATTGAGTTCAAAAGAATCTAATATATCTTTAGTTATCTTTTCAAATTTAATTGTTATCGGTTTCATTTCTGTACTTTAAAATCTGCTTCTAGTTCTAATTTTAATTTACTAAAACTATTCCATATCTCAAAGTAAGGAAACCAAAGTCCATTTTTTTGGGCTTTGCAACTAATGTGATGAATGATTGTAGTGTGGTCTCTGCCTGCCAAAATTTCCCCAATGTTATGCAACGAATAAGGAGTTAGTTCTTTTAATAAATTTATAGCTACCGATCTTGCAATAACTAAATGCCTATCCCTTTTGTCTGACAACATTAAATTAATATCAACCCCAAAATGATTTGCACTTCTGTAAAGAATAGCGTCTATGATTGGACTAACTTTTGTTATCTTAACATTGCGCTTCCTAGAAAAATCCATAGCTTTGTAATTGCCAATGTGCTGCAATGCCAAACGATAACCTGTTTTAAATCCTGCTTTAAAAAAATTAGAATCAGATGCATCTAACTTCTGATACATAGTAGGTTGAATCAAACTTCTAACTTCTTTGCGCCATACATTTTCTGGTTTTGGTCTCATTGTTTTATATCCATTCTATAGTTGGTTGACCGGAGAAATTAACATCATAAACAAACCACCCAAAAGCCATAAGTCCACCGGCTAAACTATCGCTTCCAGGTTTTTTAAATGCAACTCTTTTTGTAAAGATAAAAACTGTTTGTAATTTTTTTTGGTCAAATATTAATTTCTTTCTTCTAATACCCTCTAAATAAGTTATCTTAGAAAGCATAACTACTTTGTGTCTTGCAAGTTGCAACGCATGAACTGTAAATTCTGTTGCTAATTTAAAAGGTGGGTTTGTAATAATGTTATCATAAATTTCTGTTGTCTCTAAAAAATTAACACCTGTCTTGCCATATCCTCTGTCATGTAAATCAGATGAGATAACCTCATAACCATTATCAATTAAAACTTTAGACATAGCGCCGTCTCCACAAGCAGGTTCTAAAACGTTTCCAATAAATTTCTGTCTGTCCAATAGAACTTGTGTTGCTGCTGATGGTGTTGGATAAAAGTCATCTTTCTCCCTATCGTCATTAACATTAAAGCCAACATACCTTAGAGCAGATTCTTTTTTCATCTCTTTTTCTTCATGTAGAAATCTTGATTTTTATGTTTCTGTTTTCTTATCACAGCTTCCTTTAAACATCTTATACAATAATCCTTGCCGTCAAATTCAACCTCTGCCTGGAATACACAATCACAGCATAATGGAAACTCATTGTTTTTGTTTTCCATCATTTTAAATACTCACTAATAATTTCTGAAGATAATAGTTTAATAATCTTTCTGTATTCTTCTGTGTCTAATAAATCATACACAGCTAAACGCTGTATCAATGTAAGTTCATCTACTTTAAATTTAAAAACCTCTAAATTAATCAGCTTCTCTCTCAATGCTTTAGTAGCAACAGGATCAATCCTTGCCATATCTAATGCTTCATTGAGCGTCATTTTAAACGGCTTTTCTTGTTTCACAGGCATATAATAATACTTCTTGGTTTCTAAAAAATGTTCCTTGTTGTTTATTACCTTTGTAATTTCTAATTGTTCTTGAATAAGTTAAGTTATCAAACAACCTATCGCATTGATAAGCAGAGTTATCATTATAAAAATCAAACGTCATAATGTTTCCGTTCATCAATAAAATAGTTAAAACTAATTTCATCCTAATATCAAAATCAAAATAAGAATAAAAACAATTGAGATAAACTTTAGTCTTGTTTTATTAAGACGCTTATCTTCAGCTGCCGATTTTTTCTCATTAAGTTTTTGCATATTAAAATCAGATATAATTTTGTGTTGTTGTTTATAATAAGCGTTTATGTCCATAAGAGTCTATAAAAATATTACAACAAACAAACAGAATGAAATGATTGCTGTATATAATATTATTCTATTTGTGTTTGTCATATTACTGTAATTGATTTTATTGCAGCTGTCGGAATTGCGACTACGTCAGCGTAATCTATGGAGTGATCCTTGTTATAACTCCAAGAACTAAATATCTTTACTGTGTTTCTACTTTTAGAAAATAAAAAACCAACTGAAACACACTCAGCTAAAGTATGATTTAAAACTTCTGCTTCTGTTAACCAAGCGCCATCAGCATTACATATATCCATCCAACAAATCTCTACTCTTTGGTAATTAAATTTTTTATCCATTTAAAATATTTTCTATTGAAATTAAGTTTGCCATTGGTACAGAATAAACTTTTGGTCTATCAGTATAACCAAAGTCAGTTAAGTATTCTTTATTACCAATAACATCACTTGAGTTAACATAACCAACCACCTCAAATATTGGACAACGATCAATGACTAATATGTATGTTTCATTTGCCGAACTATCTTGTCTTATGATTAAAAAGTTTTCATTCTTAGGTGTCTGGCAACGAACCTGAACTCTTTGATTATTAAAATATAAATCAGCACCCCTAAAATTATTAACATGATAATTAAAATGTACTTTTAAAACTTTTGCTACAGCAAGTTCAGCAAGTGTACCTGACATAGACTTTGCAACCTTGTCGCCAAAGCTACCTTTATAACCATTACCCCAATTAATATTCTGTCTCATGCCTTCAGTAATGCGAAGCAATGCTGTGTAACCAGCTGCAAGTATTTCGTATTCGTCTAATTTAATTTGAATCATTGTGATTCGTTTTATTAATTCTATTTGTTTTGACTGTCAATAATTTATCAACACAAACAACTCTAGGTTTTATATATAATTATATGCTATTGAATTATATATCTTATTTGTTGTGTATAAATTAATTGATTATAGTATTGCAATGAAGTGTAAATAGTAATACTGATTCGGAACATGAACGATCTTAGAATTACTGATCCAGCTTATAAAGCATTTGGTTTAGAATACGCTAGTGTCTCACAAAATAAATTACCAGAAGATAAAAGATTTTTTAATTATATAGTTCTTACTCCACAAGAAAGAATGAACATGCCTAAGCGTTCTCACTTTACTATGGGAAACATTGTTCATAACGCAGTTCAAAAAATTCTTTGCAAAAAAGAAACATTAAAAGATGTTATCTTTAATAAAGAGAAATCATTATTCAAATCATTAAAAGCAGAAAAACCAATAGACGAAAAAGATAAAGCCAAAAGATATTACATGGCTAAGAATTTTAAATTAACATTAAAGCAATTTCAAACAGCAATAGAGAGTCTGCCAAAACAAGATTGGAATTTTGAAACTGAGTATGCAACCTGGATAGATGGAATAGGAACTTACTTTAAAATGTTTATAGATTTAGAGGGGCAAGATTACATTGTGGATTTAAAAAATATATTTGGTTCAGTAATTAAAACTAAAAAAGGTTATTCATATACTAAGAGAGCAGTACCTCAACAACCATTCCATAGTGATTGTATGCAAATGGCAGCTTACTCATACGCAACAGGCGGTAAGAAACCTGTGCTTATTTATGCTAATCATTTTGAACATAAAGTATTTACTGAAAACAATTGTGATGATTTAAAACCTGAGAACTTAAAACATTTCTTAGATGAGTTGGTTATGTACCAACAAATATGGGAACAGAAATTAAAGATGGCTAATGGAGATCCTTATGCTTTGGCAAGACTTATTAAACCAGATTTTTCAGACATAAGAAAAAAACAAGACTTCTTTTGGAACGATGTGCCTGAAGAATATATAACTAGATTTTTAAATTATTATAAAAATGAGAAACGATAGATTTGAAATGTTTATTATTGCTATGCTTGCATTAGTTGCAGTTGAAACAATAAGACATTTATTTGGGATATGAAAACAATTAACAATAACAAAGGAGAAAAGATGGAGAGTATAAACCTGATAGATGCTATCAAAGAATTTAGTGAAAATACTAAAGACAGTTTCATTAATATTCAAGGTAGAAAATATCTTAAAGTAGTTGATAGACTAAACTTTGTAAGACAAAAGTTTGGTGAGAGACTATGCGTTAAGACAACAACAACATACCCAGATGGTATGGCAATGTTTCAAACTGAAATATTTTTAGATGGAAAGTTAATAGGAACTGGACATTCTAAACAGACAGTAAAGAAAGATAAAGAATTTGAGAAGATAGAATCAGTATCTATTGGAAGAGCTTTAGGTATAGCAGGGTTTGCAGGTTCAGAGCTAGCAACCTTTGAAGAGATGAATGATTTTGTTAAATCAAATTCGGTACAGAATTTTAGTAATACTTATGTTCAATCTAAGTCTCAATCTACAGATGACGCTAGAGACGACATCATTACTAAGATACAAGATGCAGAAAAGTTTTCAACAACACCTGGAATATTAGAAAAGAACTTGCAACAAATTTGGTCGCAGTATTCTGAGAAGCTAGGTTTTATGCAAGTTGAAGATCAAGACTTCTACAACACAATACTACAAGCTAGAAAAAAAGCAGAGCAAACAGTAAGAACAAGGAGTAACAATGGCAGATAATAAATATGATAATACGCTTTCTCTATGGAAAAATGCAAAGCGTAGAGAAGGGAAACAAGACCCACAATATACAGGTAGCGGAATGATTGATGGAAAGAAATGGTCTATCTCTGGTTGGATTAATACAGCTAAGAAGAATGAGAAAGCACCGGATATTTCTATTAAAGTAAATCCGTTTAAAGAGTCAACAAAAGATAAAATGCCGTTTTAATCTATGAGCGATAATATTAATCCAAGTCATTATAAGAACAAATCAATAGAGACTATCCATGCTATATGCTCTCAGTTATCTGAAGCAGAAATGGTTGGTTATCTTAGAGCTTCTATAATGAAATACATTATGCGTTTTGGTAGTAAGAATGGTTTTACTTTAGAGAAAGCCATTGAAGATACAAGAAAATGCAAATGGTTTTTGGATCAATTATTATTAGAACTAGATACTATTAAGAGTTCAGGTAATGACTCTTATAAACATTCTAATGTTCATAGTTTATTTCCAAAGGATAAAAAATGAATAAGAAGAATGGCAAAGACTATATATTTCTAAGTAAAGTCAAGGCAGATGTATTAAATTACATAGCTAACTTTGTTAAAGAAAAGAACTACTCCCCCACTTTAATAGAGATTGGCAATCGCTTTGGCTTTACTAGAAGTAGATCCAATGCAATCGTAAATGATTTGGCTAGAGCTAATCTATTATCTAAGGATGTAAGATACCCTCAAAGAAAGATTAAGT